TGTCTTTATTTTTCTCTTTTTTTCTCTCTTTCTCTAGGGTCACATTTTCGTAACTGTCCGTCACACCATCGTAGCATTGTGACGCTTGCACATAACATTGTGACGGAATATCGTTACATTGTAACGCTTTACGCTCTCTCATTCTCCGCATTCTCTCCGCACTATCGCTTTCTGTCCCTGTCATGGCTGCGCACTCTGGCAAGATATACTCGTTTTCCACATCGCCATCAACCAAGAGGTTTTGAGCCTTTAAAAATGCGATTGTAACTTTTACATTCTCCGCGTCCTCGTCCAGATCAAGTGCAAGCTCATCTGCAAAAGTGTCCTCGACTCCCTCATAATAGATTTTTCCATCCTGCTTAAGTGCTACCAAAAGCATTTTCAAGTAAATTACCGTGTAGGTATCGCCACCTGCGATTCTCCGAAGCTTTTTTACTGGCTTACTCTTGAAAAAATCATCCGAGAGCTTTAACCAATAGTACCTTTTCGCCATCCGTTTATTCCTCCTCTGCCTGCATCACCTGCAAGCGACAGCAAGGGCATGTGATAATGTTGTATTTAACACCCTTTGTAAAATTCGTTTCGTACTCACCCGGCTCTGCATCAAAGATGCTTCCGCAATGCGGGCATGTAAAACGCTTCATCTTTAACTTTTTAGTGCCATACTTAATAATTCTCATTCTTTGCTCCTTTCTCGCCCCTCTGTAATGCCTTTTAGCTTTTTGGTGTGCTTTAGGCTATAAATTATCACCTAAAACCTCAAATCGCTTTAAAAGGCATATACGAAGGGGTTAAACGCTATCAATAATCTTTCATGTTACTGCTACCCTTCCAGATAGCAAGCATCTTTTCCATTTCCTCTGGTGTTATGGTGTCAATTCCAAGTGATCCTGCATCAGATACCGTGCCATGTATTAAATCGCTCATTTCTTTGGTGTTGTAGGTGGAGGAACCAAAATAGCATCGCACTATATAACTTTCTCCCTCTGCGCTCAAAATCTCAGTGTATCGGAACTTATCTTTCAAAATTTCCAGTGCCTGGGCGGTCGCTTTTAAATCTGCAAACACTCCATACTTTGAGAGCTGCAAGAGGTAGATCGTCCACTTATCAGAGCCAAGACGTTTTGCTATCTTATCGCACAGCACCCAAAAATATGCATTTGCATCCAAGCTTCGCTTGCTACGGTGCTTTTCCGCAGTAATATCTAGCTTTTCCACGTCTTTTATTTCCTCTACCTCTCGCAGAGCTTTTTCTTTATCAGTCACGGAAAAAGTGATTTTCAGCTTGCCATCTAGTGACAAGCTCACGCTGTCAAACTTTCCAGAAACTACCATTGATCAACCTCAATCTGTGTTGGCGCAAAAACTAATTTTGTTCCCTTTTTGCTCATCTGTGTAACGATTTTGTAAAACGCTTTTGCACAATCGTTTTCACTATCATATTCTGCCACAGTCACTTCGTTGTATTCAGTTCCAATATATAAGCAGTTTTTGACGTAATAGATGCACGAAAAATTATCAACGTTGTAAGCTTTGTGTCTTGATAAATCTACTAAAAACATTTTTTAAACCTCCTTTAATTGAATGGTAAACCTTCATCCTCTACACCATCAGGAATATTCATCCATCCGCCCTTATGCTGACTTGGTGGTGTGTTCTTCTGTGCCTCTGCCATAACTGGGTGTGGCACTGGTGAATCGCCCTCACTTCTCTTCTCACAGAAATAATTTTCCTCTGCTACAACCTCAGTTGTATAGACCTTCTGACCCTCACGGTTGGTATAACTTCCCGTCTGAATGCGACCCACAACAACAATCTTCATTCCTTGGTGCAGATACTTCTCTGCAAACTCGCCACTCTTCCCAAATGCTGTGCAGCTGATAAAGTCTGCTGACTGCTCGCCCTGCTTGCTACCTCTGCGGTCTACTGCCAGTGTATATCTGGCGATTGCAAGGGGCTGTGCGCCCTGCGTGTATCTCACTTCTGGATCACGTGTCAATCTTCCCATCAAAATTACTTTATTCATTTGTTACCTCCTAATGCTCTGTTGAGAACTTTTGATTCCTTTAAGAAGGCCCCCAAAACTTCTGATTTAATAAATCCTGCAACAATCGTTTTTTCAATTGTGTATACACCTAAAGAAGCAGCACCATCAATTGTTAATTTAATATCTCCAATACTGCATTTTGTTTTATACGATAGAGTGCACGCAATGTCCCAGATGGCATGATGAAGTTCGCTTACTTGTTCAATGCTGCATCCCTTGCAATCAATAATATAATAGTACGCATCATCTTCAATTTTCACAAATTCGCATGTTGCCAACAATTCAGCTATTTCAGCAATTCTTTTCTCACTCAGCTCTACAAGTGGCTCCTGCTTTGATGCGGTATAGCCTACCATGCTAGCCCGCTTAATCGAATCATAATGACAGTTGTTATTAATGTAATCGCTCACAAGTTCATTGGCTACATATCTTGCCGCTGTAGTCGGCTTTTCAATTGCCTTTTTCTTTTTTTTCATTTTGCGTTACTCCTCCTTTGACTTTGTCGCTGCTAATCTCTTCTTGCAGCTGTTATACTGTCCAAGCGTAAACTCGCTTAAATCGTTTACGTGGTATGCATTGCAGATAACTTGCTTTGCAACTCCGGTTCTCGCCAACTCAGCCTCCAAAATCTTAATTTCCGCCTCAGTTACAAGCATTGGTTTCTGCTCATATACCTGCGTAGGCTCTTGTATTGCGCTCTGAGAGGTTCTTTTGCCATAGCTGAAAACTTCTATGCCTTTGCTATTGATAACGCTTAAAGCCGTGATTCTGCCGTCAGAAACCGTCATACTTCGAACTGCGAATCTTTCATAGCATTTATAGGTGTCTTTTCCTGCATCTTTGATTTCAACCTTATCGGCTGATATCCAAATAAACGGGGCTGTGTAAAGCTCTCTTCCAATGCCTAAACAGAAACACGCACGTTTGAATGCGTCAGAAGCTTGCCCCTTTTCCTTCTCAGCGTAGCTCTCTACACCAACGTCCTGTTTCCAAATCCATTCCTTGATTCCTGCACCGCGATCAACAAGAATGCCTACGCTGCAAAAGAGGTTGCCACCAATCATTTCATACTTTTTTTGCCAGTTTTCAACTCCTACGCTCTCGTCAAGCACGTTCTGGTCTACTCGTGCATCTTTGTACAAAAGCAACTGCACTCCATTCTTTTTTACCGTAGAGATTCTCACCTCAACATCATCTGCGGTAAGTGGTCTAAATTTCAACATGTCCATTTTCCTTTCTTTCTTCTGCCAATCACTCTCTGTATCGTGAGAATGGTGGTTAATGTTTCGTATGGCGATTTCTTCGGGACTACGAACATTCTCTTCGGATGCCCTCCCCAAAGAACCATCCACACTTTCCAATCTTTCCCATACTTCTTTTTCTTCTGACGTTTATTCATCGTCTTCACCTGCCTTGGCAGCCTCAGTTGAAAATGCAGCCTTCATAGCTTTTTCAAGCTCCGAAGCTTCGTTTGCCAACTGCGCAGCACGTTCATAGTGCTTGCAGCTGAGCTGCCAAGTAGTGTGCGCTGCAAGGCAGCTGATGATTTCCTTGATTATTTCCGTGTTGATGATTGTTACCGTCACCTTACGGCTCCCCTGCTCAAAACGAATTGCCTCTATCATTGAATACCTCCTACTTAATCTGGATATTGTTTGCGGTCACAAGACTTGCTCCGTCAATCTTTTCTCCTGCTTTCAAGGCTTTCTTGATGGCGGTTTTGTTCGGTTCTGGAGCCTTAAAAGTAAGGTACTCATCTGGTAAAAATGCGTTCTCTTCAACCTGCACGCTTTCAGACTTTCTCCAGCCAATGGCAACCTTGCTTGTCTTGATCTTCTCGCCCCCTGCGGAATCCATAGACGCTGCAATATACTTTTTAATACCCTCTGCCTTTTTTTCTGCTGCCGCCTGACGTGCTGCAAGGCGCATCTTCTCGGCTTTCAAAGCTTCTGCTTCTGCCGAAAGATTCTTGTAAAACAATGCCAGGTTCTCAAGCTTCTCCTCACGCTGCATTCCAAGCTGTTCAAGCTCCTGCAATGCTTCCTCGTTGATGATCTCTCCTGTGTCTGGGTCTACTGCTGCGCCCCATGCCTGCTCAATCTGTGAATTGATTTCGTACAGTGAAAATGCCATAATTGCTTACTCTCCTCAGTCTTTAATTTTTTTCCAATCTTCGTCAAATTCCTCCTTGCGAAGCACTATTTTTACATTGTGATTTTTCAGAATTACCATTGTCCAAATATCATCAGTGCAAAATTTCCACTTCTGCTGTGGATAAATGGTTATTTCGCAAAAATTGCTAAAGGTATACGTCATTTTTTTCATAGCTTTTGCAATTCCGCATTCCATCATTTTTTCCATTACTCTCCTTCCTCCCCCTTGCAAATAGTTTCTGACTTGAATGCAATCACAGTTGCCTGCGACAGCTCATCAGCTTCTCTTGCAAGCTTTGCAACCTTAGCATAGTCGCTTACGTCCATTGCTTCATTGATGCGGATTCTAAGCACTGCCAAGACCGCTGCAATCGCTCCTGAGTCTGAAATTCGCATCGTTACTTCCTTGCTTCCCTGTTCTGTTGTATAGAGATATGTTTCTACCATCTTTCTGTCCTCCTTATTTTGAACCAAAGTATAATGCTACTGCCATGCCGCCAAAGATAACACATCCAAGAATCAGGTCTGAGATACCCTTAGCAATTGCATCAAGAATTTTTTCACGCTTCGCTTCCTTCTCAAGTCGCGCCTTGAATCCTCTTGAAATCTGGCACTGTAATGCTCTCTCTGCATTACTTACAAGCTTTTCTGCTTCTAGTGTGGGCTGCCAAATCACCTTCATTTTGCTTCCCTCTTCGCCTGACGCATTACCTCAAGTCTTGCTGCGTCTGCCATACCTGAGGTATAGCCAAGCAAGAATGTTCTATAGCTACTAGGCAGGGTTGCCGCCTCGGTGATGATAAGTGGCAATGCCTCGCGCTGCTTGTCACTGAAATACTCTTTAATCTCGTTTAACATCATTTTTTCCTCCTTAAAAAAGTCTCTGCTGTGCGTTGGCTGCCGTGATCTGCTCCTCAAGTACTGTCGGAAGCTGATAGCAGTCAATGAAATCATGTACATCTGCAATATACTTACGCTTGATACTCTTATAGGTACTCACACAGCCATACTCTCTTTTCAACTGGCTGTAAATGTCCTTATACACTTGGCTTCTGATGCTGCCGTCTGCGTATGCTTCGCTGTCCTTACCGCCTAAACACTGCACTCCCTTGCGCTTTACGTGCTGCTGTACCTCGTCAATCTCGCATCCATACAGCGGCATATCTGTTTTCAGCTCTGTTACCTCTGCCCCAAGGGTGGCAACCTGCTGTGTAAGCTCTACACACCCCTTCGCAATTAGCTGTATCTGTTCTGCTGCTGTAAGCGGTGGAGTCTGCTGATAGCTGCCAGTCTTACGAATTGAAGGAAGTACCTCACCTGCAACCCAGTCTGTAAAGCGTTCTGCACTTTCCTTGCGGCTCTGGAAGATGGTCTTGTAGAGATTGGCTTCGTCAACGAAGGTTAATCCCTGCTTGCCTCCTGCTGTAAGGGTATCCATAGTGCGTACCCCCTTTGGCGTCAGTCTGTTCTTTACATTTACAGCATTTGCAATCTCTAATGCCTTGCATACGTCTTTCAGGCAAAACCACGGCTCACCGTTGATAACCTCTGTTCTGATATCTCCAAATTCTGGATTGCTAAAAATCTTCATTGCGTTTGATTCCATTGTTTCTTCCTCCTTGATTTTTTCATGCTCTTCTAGTTCCTGCTTTACTTCTTCCATCAAAATAGGTTCTTTGGCGATATATCTATTAGCTTTGGCAAGCGGAATCTCTTCTACTGGCTTTTCTTCTGCCTGTGGATTTTCAGGCTCTTTTTCCTGCTTTGTAGCGTTATGCAGCCAGTTTAAAAAATCTGATATAGTATCTGGAGATAGCTTGCTACGCTGACACAGATTGCGTACTCCTGCAGTGCTTATAACATTGATGCAACGTGTGCCTCTCATTGACTCGCTGACAATCTGCTTCAAGTTTTCTTCGCCTGCATAGCGGTTAGTATATACGCTTCCGTATCGTTTAAAGCCTAAAGCCCTGCAGATATCTGTTGAGTAGAAATACATATTCTCGTTAATCAATGTTGCTCTGATTTTTCCAAAAATCGCGTGATGGAAAACCTTAAAATCTCCTGCATCGTTTTCATAGTCCTGCTGTTCACCCTTAAAAAGGGGAAGATAAATTGTTCCACTGGGCGAATCCTCTAAATACGCGACATCGTAGTGGATTCTATTTGCTATCCCCATAAGTAAGTTGCTAGACTTTGCCTGTGCTTTCTCGCACAAATTCATTACTCCGTCAAGGTCAACTAGATTTGCTTTCTTCAAGCCATTCTTAATCTGCTTGATATGCTCTTTTCCTGCATATCTCTGCGCATATGTACCTGTCCATGTGCCTTTTCCGAGGATTCTGCAAATGTCAGCAGCGTAAAAATACGGTATAAAATTGATTTTTTCAGTTCTAATTCTTCCGACCTCTTCGGTTATGTACTCTAACATGTATACTCCTTTCTTGTGCTATTCCAATAGTTACAAGGTCTGCGCAAACCTGATCACTCCGTGCAGGAGTAGAACCTGCATTACCCTTCGGGTAATCCGTGCGGAGCTATAATTTAATTAGATTTCAAGGTATTCATATTCTTCAAGTGCTGCATCAATTTCCACCTGATCAAGTGCCTTATCATGATAGATTGTGTGGCTTCCTATTGTGATCTCGCGAATTATGCAGACATGAAGGGATTCATCAATAGTATAATTTGCTCCTGTTCCAACTCCTGCATATTCGGATAGCAAAGAACATAATGCATTGATCTCGCCAACATTCCAAGCTGTAGCTACACTAGTCGGGAAAAGAGTGTCAGGCATTCTACAAACTATATTGGAAATCTTATGGATAATATCTGTTACTTTCATTTCTTACCTCCAACCTTGTATTTCATCAGCAGATACTTATAGCCATCAATCATTCTTTGGATATCTTCGCTATTTCTGTCCTGCCCTCTAGCCGCCTTTTCTTTCATCCACTCTGGCTCTACACCAGAATATGTAACTTCTTGCACCAGATCGCAATCGTCTGATGATGCGAAATACTGCACAAATGTCTTGCACCCGCAGAAGCCTTCAAGGCACAACGTTAATCTGGTAATTTTGTCCATAATCTCAGTGAAATCATACAGAACATGCTTTCTTGGCTTGTATAATCTGATGATCTTACCGTCTGTAAGCTCTACAATGTAGCCACATCTTTCTTTGCAATACTTCTGCATTTTTGCATCGTGAGGATATGCCTCGGTCTTGATGATCTGCATGTACTTCTTTCTCAGCTCCTTCTGCGTCATTCCTCTGCCCCTCCTAAAGCTCTCTTATACTGCTTGATCATTGCCTGATATCCTGCGATGATACGTTTTATGTCTCTCTTCCAGAGCTTAGATACCTTTTGTGGATTCTCAGATATCCAATCAGGCTCATCTTCTGCCTTGTAGCAAACTGTATGTACAAGTTTGCATCCGTTCAACAAACTAATCGCTCTACACTTGTGAGTCCCCTTGAGACACTTTCTCAGCATTCCTACGCGTTCCTCGAAGCAATATATATCGCCAAGGCTCTCAGGCTTTTTGATACTTGTAATTCTCTCACCTGAAAGCTCAATAAGGCATTCATTTTGGCGAATAACATAATCTTGCATATCCTCGCTGTTTGGGTATACTTCGTTTCTGATGATCCACTCAAATTTTGATCTTAACTCTTTGTCTGTCATTGTCTTTCCTTTCTGTGTTGATTATCTGGTAACTGTGATACAAAAGTTCGGTTAACCTTTGCATTCAGTGCATTTTCTATTTCTTTGATTTCGTCTTGCAATTTGGCAGTTGCTAGTTTTTCTGCACTATCCTTGTCATAGGTTTCAATGATGCAGCCTGCTACCAATTGCCAATCTACGTAAAAATGTACCGTGTATTTATGCACCCACATCCCCCTTTCTCTTTCTGTTTACCTCGACGCTCTCAAGCCGCATCCCATGCTCTCTGCACCATATCTTGCACAGCTCGGTGAGGATGTCATGTGCTGCCTCTTTACGGCTATCCTCTGGCAACTCACCCAAGCTGTTGACTTCCTGCCCCTTAATGTAAAACATAACCTCACCTCCTCTGCATCGAACTATCAAACAGCCTTAGAAAGTCTATATGCGCCCACACTTCTCAACAGCTTGACAGCTTTTTCAAAATCTGGGGCGTATCCATAATCTCTAAGAAGAGTTGCACAGTCTGTAAACTGATTGTTAATCATCATACACATTTCATGATATGCACTCTTCTTTAACGAGCTTTCTGGGTCGTTCATGCATTCTCCAAGCAGGTGTATACTCTTTGCTACAAGCTCATCAAGCTTGGTTAGCTCGGTTCTCAGTCTGTTTTCTGTCTTTTCACTCATTTTTATATCCTCCTCCCCGTCATGCCGTTAGGTCAGCAAAGGCTTTACAGTCCTAAGATTTTCTTAACACGTTCTTTTCCACTTGTAAGCATCCATTTCGCGTCAAGCACATCTACATTGATAAGCTCTGCTATCATGCGTGCTATCTTGTTGTATTGCTTATACGCAGCTTTGAAAGCTTCATCTGCTGCTTTCTCAAGCTCCTTATTCTTGTAGTTTGCTTCGTAAGCTTCATCTGCTTCCTTTTTTCTTTCCCGCAAGAGTTCCCACTGTTTAAACTCCTTGCGGAGCTTTCGCACCTTATTATCTGTACTATCTGTACTTTCAAAAAGCTTGGTTGCTTTCTCAAGCTCCTTTTCCCTTTTACTGGCAATAACCTTTTCTGTGATTGCTTTAATAAAATCTGCCTCGGTGCTGTACTTTGCGTAGTCGATGATAATGCAATCTGTACCGCTATATACGGTAACGTCTGCGGAGTGCCAAAGATAACCAGTATTAAGGTTTAATGTTATAGTTACTTCTCCATTTGGGCTTGAAATCGCATGAATGCTATACTCGCTTTTGCTCAACTGCTTGCAAGAGGTTCCAAAACCTGCATCATCAAAACTTCTTACAAGTTTATCAAAGAAAGCCTTTACATCGGTGATCTTGTTTGGCTCTGGCTTCACTTCCTCAACCTCTACACCCTGCTCCATCCAAATATTGTAAAGATGTTCTGTGGTGTACTCAGTGAACCAGTTGATCACCATTGTGTACTCCTTGCCGTTCTCTTCCCAGTTGATGCGGATACCGTTTTCACCCTCTGCCTTGCAGCTAAGGAACTTACCACTCACACCGTAATCGATTCTTGCGTTCTCGTACCATCCTGTGATCTTGTTGCTAAGGTACTGTGCAACTGCTTTAACCTTGCTATTCTCTACCTTTGGCTCTTCTTCGCTGTAGTCCTGCTCTGGCTTAAAGTCGGTATACGTTACTTCTCTGTCGGCTTCCTCTGGAGTTGGCTCAGGATCACGCTCAAGTAATACGTGTCCCTCTTCTGCTATCCTAACAACGCTGCTTCGTCGGAATGTAGCTTCACTTCCGTCAAGAAACTCAATCACTATATATACATGATCTTTGTCAATACTGATTCCGTCTGTGCTCTTTTCGATTTCAAGTGCCTCCTGACCTACTACATGGTGGAAGCCTTTAGCATCTTCATATGTGATGGTTATTTCTTCCTCTTCATCCTCTGGATGGAGTGTAACTGTAATTGTTCTTCCTTCCTGCTTCTCTGCTTCTTCCTTGACTGACTCAATCTCTACAATTGGCATATGCTTACGTTTTGCTTCCTCTACTTCATAGCCCTTTGCTTCGTTAATTACATAGTTGTTATACTTGCTATAGTGTGCTTCTACATCGGACTTCTTTAAGGCATGTGCGATGTTGGCACTGTAGATCCCATTCTTTTCAAAAGTAACTGAGAAATACTGCTTCGGCTCATCTGTAACTTCCTCAACCTGCTCTGACTCTTCCTGTATGAACCAGCCGTTATCAAGCAAACCATTGACTGTTATATATACTGCCTTGAATAAGTCCTTCATAGTGTCATGCTCTGGGATGATTTCAAATTCATCATCTCTCGCCAAGTCCTCTGCATGTACCCAACCATTATCCTGAATTGAGATGCGACCTACTTCTACTCCATTGCGGTATAAACTGATCTCGACTCCTACAGCTGTAAAACGTAATGCTGCGAAAAGCTCTAATGTATTGAGCTGCTTTACAGCTTCCTTTGCATATGCCTTGAATGTCTTTTCTGTAACCTTTCTCATTTTGTTTCCTTCCTTTCTGTGAAGCTTTATCTTAACTTCTAAGACTAGTATATCTTAATTTTTAAGACTTGTCAATAGGTTTTAGATAAAAAAGTGTGAAAAATTAAGATTTTTACTCTTTACACTTTTAAGAGTATGCTTTATAATGAAGTAGAAAGGAGGGCTTTTGCATGGAAGAGAGACTAAAGCAAATAAGGAAAGCCGCAAAGCTTACGCAAGATGAATTTGCAAAGCGAATAAACCTGACTAAGAACTATATATATCTAATGGAGGCAGGTAGAAACCCAATTGCAGACCGTGTTATAAAAGACATTTGCAGGGAGTTTCGAATAAATGAGAATTGGTTTCGCACTGGTGAAGGGGAAATGTATGCACCCACATCAAAACAAGAAGAAATAGCTGCTATCACAGCACAACTTTTTCGCAAAGAAGAAACCGATCCAGAGACATACAACTTTTTAGTTGCATTAAACAAAACTCTTTTGCAGCTGGACGAAACCCAAATGCAAGCTGTATTGGACATGATCCGCAAGCTTAATGCTGCGATCAGTAAGGGGGAAAAGTAAAAAAACGCTGCATTTCCGCAGCATATTACCGCACCCAGTAAAAAGGTAAAAAAAGAAAGCAGGGACTTAAAAAAGTCCTTGCTTTTTTTATTCATCGCACTTATAGTTAGGGTTGTAAAGGGTTCATACATCTTTTATACTTTTCTCTATGTGGGATAACCACAAAAGGCAAGTACCTTTATCCTTTCTGTCTGCCCTTCGTGCTTCCTTTCGGCACGAGGGGCGTTGTGTGAAAAGAACTCAATAATTCCCCGCATTTAGGAAGCCAGATTGTTCTGGTTTCCTTTTTTTATTAGTCTTTTCCTTAATCTATATAAGTTGTCTATTTACTTTCAAAAGGGAATGTGATATAATAAGAAGAGAAGGGAGGTGAAAAAAAATGGAAATCGGGGATAGAATTTTACAGATATTGAAGATGAAGGGGATGAAGCAGGCAGGATTGGCACGAACTTTGCACATTTCAGAGTCAGCAGTATCTAATATGTGCAGTGGAAAAAGCAAGCCAAGCACGCAGAGTATCACGCTGATCTGCGAGAGATTCGGCATTCGTGAGGAGTGGTTACGGACTGGAAAAGGCAAAATGCAGGTTACATCATGTGCGGAAGTCTCCAACATCGCAAGCCAACTGAGGCAACTTGATCCCACATCAAGCCGTTATCAAGTCGCAATTGAGGCTGTACAGTACGTCTTGCAGCTCTCAGAGGATCAAGCGCAGAGTTTTGGGGGCATACTGTGCAACCTCAAAGAACTCAAACAAGCTACATCCTAAGCAAAATTTCATAAATTAACAGCAACACATCTTCATTTTGTGTTTGCAACATATCGGTTATCTTTTTAATCAGCATCTTTTTCATTTACGGCTCCTTTCTGGACGCGTTTAAGCGTACGGTAAATAGCTAACAGGGTAACAAGATCAAAGGTTTGCAGTAGACTTGATATCTTTTTTATAAGCTCCTTTCTATCCATATGATGCACCTCCTTAAAAAAAAGATGTTTCCATGCTAACACAAAGAAGAAAGCGATATAATACTTTTTTTAACACTTTTTACATGACTAATCATGTAAACGTAACACAAGAAAGGATACAGAAAAGGAAATGGAAGGAAAGAAAAGGGCGGCTATATATGTCCGCGTATCAACCGCAGAACAAAGAGATCACGGCTTATCAGTAGATAGCCAGATTGATGCGCTGCAAAAGTATTGCCGCGAGAACAGTTTGGAAGTTGCAGGCATCTACAACGATGCAGGCATTAGTGCGAGAAAGAAGTACAAAGCACGTCCTGCGCTGCTACAACTTATACAGGATTGCAAAGATCACAAAATTGATATCATCCTTTTTACAAAGCTCGATAGATGGTTTCGCTCGGTTGCGGACTACTATGAGGTACAGAGTCAGCTTGATGCCGCAAAAGTGCCTTGGAGAGCTATCTGGGAGGACTACGAGACGGAAACGTCCGCAGGTGTTTTCAAGGTTAACATCATGCTTTCCATCGCCCAAGCTGAGTCAGACCGCACCTCAGAGCGTATCAGAGCGGTTAACGAGTATCGCAAATCGCAGGGATATATCATAGTAGGCAAGATGCCACTCGGATATATCCGCACATCAGCATCTACGATTGACTTCGATCCTCAGACAAAAGAAGCTATGCAAGCTTTTTTCGATACCTATCTTAACACATACAGCCCAGTGCAAGCCATGGATGCAGCTGCCGAAAAGGGCTTGAAAATGTCTCGGAAAACCGCTCATTTTTTGCTTGATAAAGAGCCGTACTACGGCACTTACTATGGTGTATCAGTGCCAGGATATATCACACCTGCACAACATGAGCTTATACAGCAAGCAAGGCAGCATTATCCCAGACAGCCAAAAGCAGACAGAGTATATATTTTTACAGGGTTGATCTTCTGCGCAAGTTGTGGTGCAAGGATGGGTTCCAAGTGTACTTGCTATACAAGCTACGGCAAACCAAGTGAAAAGCTATACTATCAATGTCGCATGAGAACTGTGCGGAGAGGAGAATGCAAAAACGCTGCATTCATCATGGAACACAATTTGGAAAGCTACATGATAGATCATCTGGAAGAATTGATTGTAGACTATAACGCAAGCGTTCAAAAGCTTGCAGCGAAAGCAAAAAGCACCGAGGGAAAAATTGAGAAGATCAAGGGGAGATTGGAACGGCTGAAAGATATATACCTTGATGGTGATATGAGCCGTGCTGAGTATCTTGAAAAAACAAAAGAGCTGAAAGCACAGCTTGCGGAGCTTGAGAGTTTGGCAGCACCTGCGCTACCAGTCAGCCAGATGCCAGATAACTGGAAGGAAATTTACGAGCAGCTATCAAGACAGGGAAAGCGAGATTTCTGGCACAGAGTTGTGAGGAAAATCGAGATCAAGCGTCACTCAGTCGACAAGGTGTACTTTGTTTAAATTTTTGTGCAATTTTTTTGTGCTTACTTTTTGCTATTATGTCACCTTGTCACTTGTCATAGTAACATAATAGCAAAAAATATCAATAAAAAGCACTGATTAAGTGCAAATATATACTTTACAAAGCACTGAATCGGTGCTATACTATAGTCATAACAAAGAAAGGAACTGCCAAAGGTAGTAAGGTAAAGGGAAATGAAGAAAGAAAATAACAGATTCGTGCTCAGCAAGACAGATAAAAAGAGAATTGCAGCACATGCAAGAGCAATGGCAAAAAAAGCAACATATAACGGATATGTGGAGGCATGGCTTAATACTGCAAGTGGTGAAGTAATCTATTGTGAATTAACAGATTACAACTCCTATATTGAAGCAGGAGAAGATATGAAACTTATCTATAGTGCCGAGTGTAGAGAGGAACGATGATGGGTGATCAAATCAGTAAGACAGACAAAGCTATAATTGATTTGTGGAAGCAGTATGGAGCAGTTAAGCCTATTTCAATTCAAACTGGTTGTTCTCATCACAAAATAACCAAGTGTCTAGCCACTCATGGATATGTATTAAATGCAGCACATGCAAGGATTCTTGAATTGTATAGCCAAGGGGTGGGGGTTGAAGATATTTCCAAGGCAGTAAAGTTAAGCTTATCAAGTGTCCGTGCATATCTACCAAGAGAAAGACCTGAGTATGGTCAACATTATTCCAAGAACGCAAAGATAATTTACAATTGGCGTCAGAAAAAGGAAAGGAACTAAAACAATATGGAAGTTAAGGAGCTTCGAGAGCTGACTGGATTAAACCAACAAAAGTTTGGGGATTTATACTCAATCCCCAAGCGCACACTCCAGAACTGGGAACTGGGAGTAAATAAGTGCCCAATTTATTTTAGATTGGCACTGGAACGAATGGTAAAGGAAGATTTTAAAACAAAGAACGGAGGACAATGAAATGAAAAATTTTTTAAAGCCATTATTTGAAGGAACGCATTATGGAGTTGCTGTTACGGTATGCTACACGGAAAGCTTAGAAAGCCTGTTAGACTCTGCAAGCAAATGCAATATACCATTGGAGTTATCCCCTATTATTTGCACCGATAACTGCTTCTACAGCTTGGACGTTTTCAAGTTCAAGGCAGATGGCAGCACATGGTATTGTATCTTTAACGCAAATGACGGTTATTGCTATATTACCAGTGCAATGCCAGATGATATAGATTTGAGTGCGCTAGTATCTGATCTTACCGAGCAGTACAAGCACAAACACGCACCACGTCAAATTCCGTCTAAATTCAATTCACTTTTTAAGCATTATTATTTCAAAGCATGTGAAGTTATTACTACTGATTCAATTCCAGAGCATGATTTGCAGTTTCTTCCAATGTATGAAAAGAAAGCGGAAGAACTTGGATTGCTTGAAGAGAGAGACGAGTGGTACGAAGGTAAGCCTTACGATGAAGCTAAGTCTCTTATGGTATGGAAGATCATGGCAGACCTCATGAAAGAAGATGGATATGAATATCAATACATGGAATTGATTGGAAAGCTAGATCATCACGACATTGACACTTACGAATCGGATCTCGAAAGATTAAAAAACGGATATTTTTGGCACAGCTATATCAATTTTCGATAAACAGTTAAAGGCAGAGGGCTAAAAGCTCCCTGCCTTTTTTTTGTTACTCTAAAATCTTGCTGATCACAGCCTTGTACTCCTTAGGATATAGCAGCTTTATTGCTTCCATATGCTCATCCAGTACATCTAAGGCTTTTTCTATCGGTACTTTTCCAACCGCCTCTAAAAAATCAGATTTAGGGGCAGTTGGAGCTGCTGCATACGCATATCTTGGCATTTGCTGTATCTCAATTGGCTCTGGTTCTGGTGTAGGGGAGTTGCGCTCTTGTACTATGTAGAGCATAGCAAGCTTTTCCACAGTTGAAAAGGTGATATTTCCATTTTCAAGCCGTGCAATCTCACTTTTTATCTCGTCCATATCAAGCATCGCTCTACCCCCTTTCCATCATCATTCCTGCAAAGCTTCCATTGCCTTTCTGAGTGCGCCTTTCTGACTCTGGCTCAGATCGCTGTTATCAATCATATCTTTGATTTGATCTGCAAGCATCGTGCGCCCTTCATCCATGCTGTAGCGTCCTCTGCCGTCTCTGCTGTAGTGTGCCCTCACATAATGCCGTCCATAGCTGCTACCGCCATCTGGCTCTCCGTCTCTGCTGTATCTCCATTTTCTGCCGTCCTCGCTATAGCCAAGCTTTTCTTCAAGCTCGTCAATGCGCAGAAGCTTTTCCTTCGATACGATGAGCTTGTATACTGTATCAAGATCACCTGCGGACATTTCACCTTTCTGTGCGATTTCCTCAAGCTCTGTGCAAATCATGCGCTTCAAATCTTCCATTGTTCCCATTATGCCACCTCCTTCTTTACAATTATCTCTGCTGTATTAATCGTAACAGTTGCACCCTCTACTACTCTTGCTGAGACTGTGCCACAGCAGCAGTCCACGCAAAATTCAGTTTCTGCACTCACTGACCAAACGTCAGTCGCAGCGGCAGGAACAACAGCCATCAAGGTTTCTGGAAGCCTCTCGCCATCCAAAAACAGTGCAAGCTGAATTGCTCCTGCAACCCCTGTTACGTTGGCATGGAAGTACACAAGGTACTTTGCAGGATTGCAGCAAGTGCCGCCCTTGACAGTCACCTGCCCTGATCCTGCCCTGTGCTTGATATTACAGCAACCCTTGATAATTGTGTTGGTATATGGCACTGCACCGCCCAGAGGGACGGCTGTAGGTGTGGTTAACGTATATTCTGCCATACTCGCCACCCCCTATCAGGAACAGCTATTGCATGGATTGCAGCAACCGTTCATATAGCCGTAAAGCTGTCCAGCAGGGAAGCTCGGAACTGGTGCAGGCTTAAGCGTCTGAACCAAGTAGTTGTTCTGTGCCTGCTGTGATGCTGCTAACTGCAAGCCGAAAATCTGCTGATTCTGCTCGGCAATCTTCGCGTCTTTCGCTGCAAGCTGCTGTGCGTTCAGTGCATCAAGGATAGCTCTTGCGTTGCTGTTCTGATTGTCGATGATATCGCGTGTGTTGGAAGCGTTGTTGTAGTTTGTCTGGCAGAATCCAGATTCTACACTGTGCTGCAAAGCATTGGTATTCATCGCCATGTTGTAATTTATACCTGCTATGGCTTCTCGGTTATCACAACAGCACTGTGCAAGCTGAGACTGCAAAGCATTTGCATTCTGCATAGCTGTGATATTGTTTGCGTTCATCTGCTGCATGAGGTTCATCTGCCCGTTGGCTCTGGATAACTCAGCCTGTGAAAAGCCATTGCAAAGGTTCTGGTTTACATTTGCAAATCCAGTCAATGCGGTAGTGTTCTGCGCATAAAAGCCATCACATAAGCCGCTGTTGATTGCATCGGATTTGCGCTCTAATGACGCTGTAGAGCTGTCGATCTGTCGCTGTAAGGTTGCAAAATCGCTTGCTAAAACGTAGTTATCAGCCGCGCCTGCACCTCCGTTGTTTCCCCATCCGTTACCGTTTCCCCAACCGCAGAACACGAAGAGGAAAAGAATGATGATCCACCATGCACCACCATCACCCCACATTCCGTTACCGTTATTACCTGTTACGGCTGCGATATCGGCAGGAGTCATACTTTCACTTGTTAAACTCATAAATTTTTCTCCTTTCTGAGTTTTTTGTATAATCAACGCATTTTGCGTGATTTACTTACCATTGCTATTTAACAACCCTTGAAACTGTTGCGCCATTGCTTGCAACTGATTGAGTTGCTGCTGATTGATCTTGCCAGAGGTGAGGAGCTTCTGCACCTCTGCCTTTGGATCGCCTGTAAACTGCTGCTTAAATTTCTGAAACTGCTGAATCATTTGCATTGGATTCTGAAACATTTGCATTTGCTCTACCTCCATCGTTTAAACGTTTTTCTAGTGCCGCTAGCCGTACCTTCAAGCTATCAATCTCTTTTGAGTAATCATTTACACTACTCTTGCTTTCTGCTCCCGTTTTAGGCAGCTCTGCGCCCAGTCGTTTGTACTCGTAGGTTTCCATGCACGGTCGCCCTGATGCATCAGCTCGTTTCTCGTAAAAAACTTGTCCGTTGCTATCCCAAAGTCTTACAAAGCCATTTGCCGCCACTAGATAAGCTTCTGCCGCATTCTTACCCTGCACCCAGATACGTTCATCATTGCTTTGCTGCCCGAACCCTTGAAAGCCCTGCTGCATTCCTTGCTGCATCCCCTGATTGTACCGCAGTTGCGCTAGCTGATCTGGGACTGGTGGGCTATAAGGTTGATATCCATAGTAAGGGTTATATCCGTTCATGCTTCATCACTCCTTTCCCAAAAGTAGAGGGGGATTTCCTGCCCAGAGTCCCATGTATCAAAATAATTCCCATCCACTACCGTTACAACATGGCTGCCTAACGCAATTACATATACCCCGTGAGGGTGTTCAGCTGCAAAATCTGCGACAGTGTAGCATACTGGACATGATTCCGAAACTATGCCACGTTTAAAACCGTTCTGGCTCAAAAATGCACCCCACACAGCGTTAGCAGATGGCATATCTGCCATTAGCAAGCCTTGTATACATAGCTGTAGGTAAGTTTTGTCCCAGTCTTGGTTGAGAGCTTTGCACAATGCTCTTACCGTGCAATCTCCTACTCTCGCGGCTTCTGGATTTGGATTATACTTTTTATACATGCTCTCATTCCTCCTGCTCATATCATCGCACAAAGGCTTTGAAAGATACACGATGCAGAAACGATAATTTTGCGCATAAAAAAGAGCCTACCGTTTGGTAAGCTCAATTTATTTTTTTATTCAGTTGTAAGCTCTGCTTGTGTTTCTATCGCTGTTTGTGGTGGCTGATCTGCATTCTTGTTGTTGGCAGCTGATCCACCGATTATCAGCACATACAGCACCCATGCAGCAACGATGATGCCGCATCTGGCTTTACTGTCCATTTGAGTGGTTGGACGTAAAAGTAAAATTGTTAAAGGTACTGGAAAGATAAAAAGCCATCCCAAAACCCAAAGCCAAGTTCTTTTCTTTTCCTTCGGCTGTTGCGCACCTGCACTTGCATCCCATGTATAGCCGCAATCTTTGCACACTCCCACGGTTGATCTGATCGCTACAGTGTTCTTTCCTGCTGTGATCTCGCGTTGCTTCTCACGGCTAAAAGTTACATTTGTACTACCACACTTTGGACACCCTGCTTTATTTGCTTTCTCGTTCTCTTTTAGCACCTCTGCCGAGAACTGAGTGCCACAAAACTCACAAGATTTCGCATTCCCCTTTATACTTGCCCCACAGTTAGGGCATTTTATAGTCTTTGCCATAAGCACCACCTTTACTCACTCAAATCAAAATTAAGGGTGATAGGTTCGGTAAGTAAAAGTTCTTGATATGTGGTATCGTCCAGAACTTGAATCTTAAACTCCATCGTCTCCAAATCTTCAAGGCTCTCAACTTCAACCTCGTCAGTGATGGTCAAGGTTCCCTTTGCCGTCTTGTTTGCCTCCATGCCTGCCGCAAACATTGAGTACGTCATAATGTTGTTTATAGATGCGTCAGCCGTCTGAACACGAATCTTTTTATCGGTAAGATTTTCGGCAGTAAACTTGATATCATATCTTCCGTACTCGTCCGTGATGCCATCATAAGTTAAGATAATCATATCATCTTGGTAGATCACATCGCCCTCTTGTACTGCGGTTTCACCTCTCAGCTCCTTTAATTTGATTTTCAACTCTGCGATGCGCTTATCAAGTTGCTGCAAAAGAGCTTCAATTCCCTCTATGCTGTCCTCGTCTCCTTCGATTACAGTTTGAGCCTCTGTGGTTTCCTCTGCCATTGTAGGTGCTACCGATGCCATAAGCATAGATGCAGCTGCAAGCGCATAAAATACTTTTCTCATGTTTCCTTCCCTCCGTGAGATATTTTTCTAGCTCATTGTACATCTTATTTTGGCATCCGTCAACGCTTTCACTAAAAAAGGGAGCCACAAAAGCTCCCTAAAAATTATTTTTTTAATTCATTTGCATAGGCTACCAACCAAGGCAGAGCCAAGAGTTTATCGGTTGCAGAGTACCAATATTCTTGAAATCTTCTGGTACTTACACACATCTTTTCAGCTGCCTGCTCCTGCGACAAGCAATCGTCCAAGAGGTATGCAACCGCCTCTTTCTCCCTCTGGTTAAGCCTCGCCCTCATCAATGCAAACTCGATTATCGTATTGTCTCCGCAATTCCAGAATGCTTTTACAAGTCCTCTATCCATAGAATCACCTCGCCAACATATAAGCCACTAGGCACACGTTCACCGCCACGGATGCAATCAGCATTGCACGACAAAGCAAAAATTTCCTTTCTGCTTTAATAGCCGTCTCGATTGCATCCTCTAAAAGCATTCTCTTTGCATCCATACTTACTCCTTTTTTAAAGTAGATCCATCTACCCAACCATAGACTCCATCGCCTACGATGTGATAGTTATGCTTACCAGTCGCACAAAGCTGTGTAACTTTTGCTTTTCCTGCCTTAGCTGCTACTGGTGTTGTAGCCCATGCGGAGATATACTGCGCACCACCAGAAAAGTATACCGCATCGCCCACGCTGATAGCTGTGGACTTGATAGCTGTATAGCTGTAGTACACTTCACCGCCCTTAGTATATGCGTAGCCACATGATGCACCTGGCCACACGATTTTGTACCAAAAATCAGCGGTTACTTCAAGTACTTCTACTGCCGTTCCCTTTTGGATGATAGCAAGAGAGTTTGCAGAGTCTTTTGCTCCGTCTCTAATATGCATTGCAGTCTTTGCAACTGCCGTTCCGATACCCTTGCCGCAGAAGCTTGTATTGCCCTCTGATGGCTTTGAGGTGCTGCCGCTTACTGCTGATCCGTTATCAAGGACTACCACGGTGTGCCCCTGTGTGCGTGTGCAGAGAATATCCCCACGTTTAAGGGCGGTATCATGATTGGTAACACTTGTATCTGTAATAACATCAAAAAGCTTTGTTGCATCAAGTACAAGCACCTGATTAGCTGTTGAAAACCACGGCACATCCTTGCCAATAGCAAAAGCTACACATACACGTACAAGGCTGCTACAGTCTGTCTCCACTGGGGTGTTAACCTTGCTACAATCCCATCCGTACTGCTTAGCCTTGTCGTACAATTCCCAAGACGCAGACTGATCGTAACCAACATTATTATTTGCGCACGCTGCTTCCATGCACTGTGCAATGCGCTCACGCACTGCTGCATCTTTAGCACGGATGACTACCCACCCCTTATCATGGCGATACCATGCTTCTACAGCTACTTCCTGCCCTGTCTGATCTCCTGCCTGCCCACCAATCAGCTTGCCGTTCTCATCAATTCTTGCACTACCTACATGTATCATTAACTAGTCCTCCTCGTAGATGATTGTTAATCCATAAGCTACTGCTGCATCATGTTCAATACGGCATCCTCTAGCCTTTTCCCATCCCTTGCAGAAATATGCAGCATGGCACAGGCTCATGTTCTCCAGAGACTTAGCTAAGAAACAGAGTGGAATCTGTACAACACCGCGTTCCTTCATAGCTTCATTGCTGTACCACTCGTCTGTAAAAAGAGTATTTACGATTTCATAGCCCTTCGCCTCTAAAGCTGTAACAGCCTTTTCTCTTGTTGCAACAATTTCCTCATCAGTTTTGCCCGCCATTGGCTGCGATAACATAGCTTTCATTTTCATACCTCCGTTTCCTTGATCTGGCTTACGTTCATCAAGATGCAAGTGATACCTGCCAGAACCACAGTTGATAGGCATACCTTCCAATCTACCTCGGCAAGCATGGCAGAGGAGCCAATGACTCCAATTGCTGCCTGTGCCATAGTCTTAACACATCTGATACCTACGGTTTTTAACCACTTCTTCATTCCTCTTTTTCCTCCTGCTCCAAATCTTTGATTCGGTGATTTGCTACACCGATTTTTTCCATCACAACCGCCATGTCCTTTTCGAGATTATAAGTCCGCTCGATCACCGAATTGTGTTTATCAACTCTCTTTGCAAGCTCATCCAACTTATATTCCATAAGTGCCCGTGTGCGTTCCTGCTGTCCATGATTATTGATGAGGCACACAAGCAAGGTAACTCCTGCTGATATACATGCAGGTATCAGGGTTTCCAAAAGTGCCATGCCATTTTCTCCTTATTTTGAGTCTTTTTTTAATTTTCTTTCGTACGCGGTTCAGCACGTACCAACGCGATAAAGTGGTATCTTTTCAAGTTCTTCCTCCTGACACAAGTAATTAACTATAGCTTCCTATAGTTAATTAACCGTATAACGATATGAATCATTATAATGAGGCCTTATATTTTGTAAGCCACTAATAATTGTGCTTGCCATCATAAATGAACCTGTATATTTTCCGTCATTGTATGTCGGATGTGTCCCATCTCGCAATTTCTCATTAGCATTAAATCTGTTGATTCCACATGCATGTGTATCAATATAATGCAATCCAAGTTCGTCAGCGACTTCTTTAATTGCTTTGTTGTATGGAGTTATGTCGTTTTTTGTATTGTATATGCAGGTCATCAATACAACTTGTGCGTTTGGAAGTTTTGTTTGAACTCGTTTTACGGTTTCTGCTAACGCTCCTTTGAAAGTGGTCGTATCATAATCAATTCCAAATTTCAGTTCACCAATTGGTACACCACTAGGCATATCATTTGTTCCGCCCATAATCAAAATCACGTCCGTATCGGATGGAATACAATCTATTCTTGATTGTTTACTAAAACTTCCGTTTACAACAACTGCATCATTTGCGGGCTTTTCTGCTATACTCGCAGTACTTCCATACACCTTAAAATTTTCAGAGCCAACCCACCAATCAGAATCAGCATCCCAATCTCCGACATGTGAACCGCTTAAACCATAATTATAGTATTTGGAAAATCCGAACCATTTAGCAACTATAGGAATCCAAAATCCATATTGGGTAATGCTATCACCATATCCGCAAATGTTTTTACCAGTCCAATCAAATGCGGTCTTTTTTGACATAAGGTATCCTGTATCATCAGATAGACGTTTCTGATATAAATTGTTGTCTTGTACATCATCTTGATTTTGATTATCTGTTATAACAATATCGTTTTTATATGCAAGTTCATTGTTAAAAACAATAAAAGAAACATAAGGATTATCTATAGTTACATTATCCGCTTCAAGGACTCTTCCTAGTATCTTTAAGTCCTTGTCTAACATGTACCACCTACGACATTGTAATCTAACATATTTCCCTGCGTTGTTCCCATACATGTAGTATGTTTTTCCATATTTTACTGGCATCGGCATTGAAACATGATACGATGCATTGTCTTCAAAAGTTTCTGTATAAACACATCCTCTAATATTCATTCTGTTCCAATTGATAATTTTCCCTTTGGCATTTCTATTATCAGAAGAATCATACATATTATCTGTGTTATACAGTGCGTAATCTATCTTTACCGTAGACTTTTCTACTGCATTGTTTCCGCAATAACCATACACAGAATACAAATAATCCGTTGTTTCAGATTCTCCAAACCAACAATCTTGTGTTATATTGCCCCGCACCATTAACCTGATTAGTTTTACTCCACTTGGGATTTCTATGATATGCTCTCTTTCGTAAACATTTAGAGTTATTCCGTTAATATAAGCATTTTTTGAAGAGTAATAACAGATTCTTAAAAATGAAAACGCTTGAGTTGATGCATAAACATACTTTAACCCTTCTGTTACTTCCATAAAATCGGTGACAGAGTACCCGTTATTTTGTGATTCTTCGCCTGTTGTTTGCTTAATTTCCGTATTTGTTTTTACTTTGTTCGGGTTTAGCAAATTGTTAGATAGCAAAGCATTCGTTGCATCTTTTAGCTCACCTAAATCCTGCTTTAGTTCATCAACTGATTTGCTAAGTGCGGAGTAATCAGATGGTATACTTCCTGCTACCTGCTCAACAATCTTTTTAGTAGCCGCTGCCACTGCATCGTTAACATCAGACTTAGACATGTCTGCACCATCTGGAATGCCTGCTGCATCTACCATCATGTAGATTGGCGCGGACTCAATCACCTTGTTTCCAGACTGCACCTTTACCTTGCAAACAACCTTTCCAGATACAGCAGTCATCTGCTGTTGGATGATCGCTGTTACCGTTCCTTTAGAGTATGTGCAGTTAAAAGAAAAGAACTTTCCATCTGGCTTTCCACCTTCGAGGGTTGCGGTTGCGCTGTCTGGTGCTGTCCATGTTCCAGTTGAAGAAAAGAGGTTAAAGACGAGCGTTCTTCCAAGATCATCATTCTGCGAAACGTTGATGATGATTGGAAGGCTTCTTCTTGGTGTCATATCCAAATCATAAATTGCTTTAATCATTTTTGTTCTCCTCTCAAGATTTTTTCATGGTTTTGTACCACTTTTATAAGATCGGCTATCAGTTCTTCATATCCGATAGCACCGTAAACCACTTTATCAGCTCCTCGGAACTCTTGAAGCAGTGCCAGATTATCCATAGATAATTCTTTGGCGGTTTCTTGCACCTCTTGATATACAAGTCCATGATGCACTTTAAGCTCACTATCAGCTTTATAATTATACTTCACTGGGTTTAGAGCCATTATCCAGTCTGTTGCAGTATCACAAGATATATCTTCAATGTTATCCTTTAATCGCCTGTCAGACGAATGCACAATAGTTCCGTTTACTGCTACTGTGCAAGTACCTGCCTCTGTATCATCAACTTTCTTTTTTCCAGAAAACGTAAACTCGCTCGTCCCAGTTGGTGCAAGATAATTTTGCAAACGTCCAGTGTAATCATACAAGCTATCACCTGTCGTCACGTCTGACCCAGAGTGAAAATCACAGTATGCAACGCCCTCAGCTGAGTCGTTGTTACCGTAAAGCTCAATTCCATAATTGATAAATATTGCCTTATCAAAACACACATCTTGTCGCTCGTATATCCCTGTATCTTTGTTATATACTCCACCCTGCGAATACATAGAGCCAATTTTAAAACGTCCGTCAGTGTTAATATATCCTGCACCAACTTTAAGCAAGCCAGAGTTTATAGTTACTTCACCTGAGTCCATATCGGCACAAAAAAGAGTCTTTCCAGTGTTATCTACAACCTTTAGCTGTCCAGTATCTATATACGCTGCGTTGATGCCCACAGTGTAGATTTTTTGCAAGATTGCTGTACCGCTCCAATCTAAGCCATTGTAAGTCTCGCCACCATCAACAGAAAAAATTATGCCACCATCATTGATACGAATGATGGTCTGAGATTCTTCAAGGACTGGCTTATCATGCAAAAACCAATCATGCGCCCCACCAGTTCCTTTATCAGTTACATACAAACCGCTGCCCTGCTCTACCTTCTTTACAAGCTCTGTAATCGCTCTTTTTCTGGCAGAGGTTTCCTTGTTGATTTCCTCTTGCGTGTTCTCGTCAATCTCTGTGAGCTTCTTGGTGAGGCTGTTTTGAGTACTTCCAACCGTGATACTATCGTACTTATCAAGTAGCACGTCATACACGGTTTTCACAACTTTTGCAGTTGTGTTGATACCCAAATCCTCAAATATAACATTTACTGTATCGCATAGGTTGACGGACTCTAATGCAGCTATATCTTTGTACTCTTCAAACTGCGACAGCACTACAAAAGATACTGTAAGGGATACATCAGGCACACCTACACCACTCTGCGTAATGTAGCTTTCTGCCTTGGTTCTAAGCTGTGCGACTGTCGGCTTTTCCTCAAAGCTTGCCGAAAAATCATGTACCGCAGTCCGCTTATATGGGAAGTTATTCGCATACTTGCTGTAAACTGATACTTCTGGAAGTGTTACAACTTCTTCCGTTTCCTCACTCTTCCAGTATGGGCAGATACCAGTGATCGTATTTGCAATGCTTTCCTCTTGCTTTAGATCGGTGAGGTTCTTTCCATATCTGATTGTCACACCTTTATTCGATCCTCGGTTTTGATGTAGCTTTACAGTGTACCCAGCAAACTCATACTCTCCCTTGTAGGTATCCAAAATGCTCCCTTCTACACCACCAAGCAGAGCACGGCAAGAGGTCGGAACTGTAAAAGCCATTTTTGCTTGCGTTTCTTTGCTAGTCCAGAAAGAAAAAGGGTTATCCTCTGCTGAGTACTTTTTGAGGTTATCCATTGCCTCCACTACGTTAGATGCTTCAAAGGGTGCTACTGGTATATGTGATAGCTGATATGAGATATGCTCCGCATTTACCTTTACAATACCGTTTAAAGGCTTGCTGATAGCGTAAATGCGAAACGGTTCTGGATCGGTTTTGTAGGACGGTACGGCTTTGATAATTCTTGATAATTCTAAATCTTTAAAATGCTGACCGTTCAAAGGGTAAGTCATCGTCAACTCATATGAGCCGTTTCTTTCTTCAGTGACTCTGCAAGTGATCACATCCACCAAAGCTCCTAAGCCTTGAGACTTAAAAAGCTTTTCGGTTGCTATATACAAAATCGGTATCAAATTGTCCACCACCTCCCAGTAATCTCTATTGATGTTATTCCACCAGTAAAAGTAATTAAATTCATCCCAGATTTAAGCTCTGGGAAGCCAGAAGCAAGCACCACATAACTGTTCATGTTCATATTTCCTCTGGTGCAGTCCATCAACTCAGAGTCGATAGTTACATAAGCCTGCAAGTTTAAACTCATCGAATAATCGCCAATTTTTAGGGTAGATTGTCCATTCCCATATACTTTTATAAGTGGTTTCGAAGCAAACTTTGTAGGATTGAAAATTATACCTGCCGAAGTGAATTTTTCTACCCTCTCGCCCTCTATAAGCCATTTCTGGGGCTTGCAATCAAAAGTCACTGTGGCTTTTGCACTGTGATTGAGTGTCCCAGTTGTATAGGTGATAGCATCCGTCACAAGTCCCATCCTGTAGTACTCTGGATGGTGGCTATCCTCTAACCTGCAATAGCTTGTAGGACTTTTGAGCCATGCGCTGATAGAGTCCGCAAGGCTCTCAAACCGATTCTTACACACTATAGTGTAGGCTACTGAGATATTTTCAAAGCATCCATTATCTTTGATTAAATCTCCGTTTCTGCCAGGTATCGTATACTTTGTTACGCTTCTTTTGGGAGCGTTAAAAGTGTTTTGCGCTCCCACTAAAAGATCATAGTCGGCAGAGGACTCGCCATTATATATCAAGTAGTGCATCATGCAAATACCCTCCTATCTCTGTCATAATCGTCTGCCATCTGCTTTGATACCTCCTCAGCTACAGCTTCTGCAAGCTCTTTCTTATCCTTGTCGTAGCCCTCTATCACTACGGTTACTTGTGTAGGCTTTGGATTGCCGTTGATCTTCTCAGCAAGCTTGTTGAGCCATCCTTCAGACTTCTCCAGAGGCACAACTGCTTCGTCACCTTTTCCCTCTAGCAATCCCTTCTGACCTTTACGCAAGATACCGCCTTTTTCAAGCTCTCCGATTCTTCCAAATCCGACAGTTGGTATATTTATTCCAAAGTTGCTACCGCCAAAGCCCGGAACCCAATCTGGAATTGTTACTGAGATTTTGTTCATCGCTCCGATAACTGCATTTAAAGCCGACTCTATGCCAGCTATTGCACCGTTAATCAACTTGATAACTGCATTGATTGGTGTTTTTGCAAACTCTATAATGCCTGCAAAAACAGTCGAAAATGTACTTACAATTCCGTTCCAAGCATCACTCCATTTGCCTGAAAAGATGTTAGTTACAAAATCTAGCATTCCATCAAAAAGCGGCTTCAAAACATTATCCCACCAACTTACGATTGTATCAAAAGCCGTTGTTACACTCTCTGATACCGCCTTAAAAACCTCATCAAATACTGGTTTAAGATTTTCTCTAAGGAAATCTCCAATCGCTTGAAAACATGGCAAAAGCGTTTCATCTGCGAAAGTCTTGATTGCGTCCCAACAAGGTTTCAAGTGGTTTTCCCAAGTGTCTGCAATCATCTGGAATGCTACACTGACAGCTTCTTGTGCTGCTTGAAAAGTAGTCTCAAAAAGCGGTTTTATGTTATCTTCAAGCGAGGACAACAAAGCGGTAAATACTGGCAGCAATACGTTGTTCCAAACTGCCTCAATCACCGAAAAAACAGCCGTTACAACTTCACCGAGAGCATTAAAAACCTCCGTTGATATCGGGCCGATATTTTCAGATAGCCATGTATAGATGCCAGTAAAAACTGGTAGTAATACGTTTTGCCATACATCCGCAATTATCGCAAATGCAGTCTCCACTGCTGACTGAATGCCAGTGATAATTGAGTTGATAAGCGTACCATCTGTCTGTGCATCAGTTACAATCTGGTTGATCGCTTGCGTTAGTACTGAGATAACACCAGAGATAATATCACCTGCAAACTGGATCGCAGTTGCAATGCCATCAACAATCACATTAAGCACTGATAATGCAGTTCCAAACGCTGTGCTTTGTGTCCCTGCGTCTGAAAAATCAGTTACCAGGCTCACCAGATAATTGGAAAAATTAAGCACTGCATCAACTAATGGTGAAATCGCACTTGCAATGGAATCAAACGCACTAGAGAAAGCACTTTGAAGCTTTTCAAGCCAGTCCATGACAGGCAAGCTTGATATAAAATCAACAGCCGATGTAAATACAGCTTTTAAAATGTTAAATTTAGCAAGCAAACTCTGCCCAAGGATATTTGCAAGCCCAGTTAGCGGAACTGATACAAACCACGTTACAACCTGCCCTGCTACGCTGATCGCTTGCTTGATCGCTTCGAGAGCTGACTTTCCTGCATCCATCTTGGCTCGTGCATTATCAATTGTGCCTCCTGCATCATCTGTGAGTCCTAAAAATTCTTTTACAGCACTGATAACTGGATCAAATGCAGAAAAAAGAGTTTTTACAGCACCGCCAAGACCAGAGAAAGCATCTGCACCAGTTTTTTTGATTTGCTTGAACCAAGATACCAGAGGAAGCTTGGTGAGAGAGCTAAGTTTTCCTAACAGCTTGGTTACTGCATTATCAGCAACACCTCCCAGAGACTCCACAAGCCCCAGTAAACCGCCAGAACTCAACCCATCAGTTAAGATAGTGATTGAGTCTGTGGCAAGGTCTACACCGTCCTTTAACGTCTTGGAAAAGAGGTTGTAAAACGCAAGCTTTAAACCATCAGTTGCAGAGCTTAAAAGGGTAAATGAACCGCCTAAATTATCAAGCTGAGTCTGTGCCTGCGATGCAGCCGAACCTCCTGCATCTGCAAGAGCCGCTTTAAACTCGTTTGTTTTATCAGCCGATACAGCCGCCATCTTATTGTATGCATCAAGCCCTTGCACACCAAAGATAGTATTAAGGGTAGCGTTCTTTTGTTGATCCGTCATTCCAGATAATGCCCCTGTGAGATTATCTACCACATCGTTAAAGTCACGTGCAGTTCCATCAGCGTTATATGCAGATACTCCCAAGCTATCCAAAGCCTTTTTAGCCTGATCTGTAGGTGTGTAGACCTCAGACATTGCAGAGTTAAGCGCAGTCGTTGCATTTGAGCCAGTAACATTAGCTTCTGCTAATTTAAGCAGGGATAGCGTTACAGAGTCCGAAGCCTGTCCGTAAGCTGAGGCATTGGCAGAGACACCAGATAATGCCTCGCCCAAACCGCTTACATTAGTATTTGCAAGGGTAGCACCCTTAGCCATCAAATCTGCATAGTATGCCGCGGATTTGCCCTCTTTTTTAAAGCCTTTCAAGGATGATGTAAGGTATGTAGCAGAGGATTCCATCGACATTGCGCCAGCCGAAGCAAGATCAAGTGTCGTACTTAAAAGGGTAGCTCCGTTGGCATCTTCGTTTAAAATATCAGCCGCCGACATGCCAGCCTGCGATAATATATTGATACCTTCTGCTGCCTCAGTTGCTGTGAATTTTGTGGTCGCTCCCATTTCCTCAGCCGCAGCCTTTAAATCACCAATCTGGTCTACTGTCTGACCTGTTGTCGCTGCAACCTGTGAGATAGCTGTATCAAATGACTTTCCAGTCCCTACTGATGATGATATAGCACCTTTCAGTAGATCAAAGCCTTTAGTGGCTACTGTGCCTATAGCATCTGCAATTAGTTTGCCCTTTGCTACAGCACGTGTAGCAAGAGATTCTAAGTCCTCTTCCATGCCAGACGAATCAACAGAGATTCCTGCCACCAGTTCAAGTATATTCACAGCCTCACCTCCAGTCCTGCCGCTTTAATAATTTTTGTTATGATCTCTTCTGCATCTTCTTCCTTTTTTGGCTTTCCATATGCCGCATCATAATATCGCTGCTTCATGATACGGCCGCCTGCAAAGTTAGCAGTGTTTTCACAGATTTTTTGCAGCGCATCCGTCACATAAACGCGATAAAGCAGGTTCTCTACGTACTGTGCATGTCTGCCTTGCACATACGCAAAAAAACCTGCTAGTGTTCTACCTCTGTAATCTCCTATGCAGAGGTAAAGCACTCTCCGCGTCTCCTCGTCTGCGCTCAGGTAAAAAGCTTTACGAATTCCTCGTCTGACATTAGGTCAGTAAGATCGTGAATAAACGATGCCATGCTCAACCCCTGCTTGTACTCGTCCTCAGTCTGCTGTGAGATAATAGCCATAATTTTGATTAGATCGTCCTTATGCCCCTTGATGAGTGCAGGAATATTTTTCTGAATGCGTTTCAATGCAAAAGTAGTTCTGCTTTCGCCCTCTGGAAGCTCTGCCTTTTTAAAAATTGCCGCTGCTGCTTCATCCATTGCAATATTGGTTACTGGCACAATTACTTCTGCAAGTACATCAAGTACCTGATCGCCTTTGATATCTGATAATTTCATCACTCGCCACCTGCCTTAACGTATACTTTGTATGGTACTTCGTCTGGATTCTCAAGAGAGTAGTGTGCGGTATACTCAAAGGTAAAAGTACCCTTTGCCTTGTCGGTGGTCTGCAAGTTAAAACCGCCTGTTGAAAGTGCATTCTTAATGTTGATCGCGATAAATCCACCCTTGCCGTAATCACCCACAAACCAGATATCTGCAAAATCTGCATCTGTAAGTGTTGTACGAGGGGTGATCGTTGCCTTTGATGTGTCAATGTCTGCTGCTGCCGCAAGATTCTTAATCTGCTCTGCTGTTACTGCTACGTAAGTGCCTGATACCTTGATTTCTCGGCTATCAAGCTCTTTCAGCTCCTTGGTGTTCTTTGGGCAGTTATCAATGTCCTCGCCATAATCCGTAAAAGATGGAGTATCAGAGAAATTGATACCGCCAGAAGTTGCACCGATAATATTTGTTGCAGTAATTGTCCATGTCTGAGGATCAAACTCAGACATTAAAATGCCTGCATTCATTTGAATATGCTCAAATACTTTATCTGGCAATTTTGTTGCTGCTTTTCCCATTTTGATTACCTCGTTAAATATTCGAGTGTGACGTTTATGTATCTGCGTTTTACTGTCGGTGATGTCTCATCCATGAGCGACTGACACCACGGAACACCAGTTTTTACCCAGATCAAGCCCTCGTCACACTCAATCAAATCATGTTCTAAGATATATTTTCTAAATTCCTCGGCTTTTTGGTTAGGGATTGACTCCGATTCCGTCCAAAACCACATGTTGACTACTATAGCCATGTCAGGATCCCCAAAGCCGCCTGTGATATACTCATAGGTCAGCCACGGAAAAACTGTGTCATCAGGAACGGATGTGGAAGGATAAGCCGTCATGCCAAAAGCCGTAAACCATGCCTGTAGCGCCTTATCTTTACTCAACTAATCCTGTCTCCTTCCATGCCTTATGCAGTTTGTCACCGTTCCATGCAATCCAGTCCACCATTTCTTCATTCATCGCCCATGCACCGACAATGCTGTGTGAGTTAAAAGCAAGCCCTGACTCTGTGAGGAAAGCATGAACAATCTCGTGCCTTAAAACCTGCTTTACTAGTTCCTCTGGCGATGTTGCAATCGGATCGCTATCGGGGTCTGTCTCAGGGTCTACATAGTAAATTTTCTTTCCGTAGAAATCGCACCATCCATCAGCACCCTCACATGTTTTATATTGGTCGTGGCTTACTCTGACGATTTTGTAATTGCAACCCATTATGTTTACCTGATCCATCATGTCGTTAACTCCCACTTCTCTGCTGTTACCTGTGCCATATCTAACCCTGATACCTGCGGTGATACCTTGTCTCCTGCATCAGAGGTTACGCGGAAGGTCTTGCCGTCCGAAAGCCGCTTGAAAACGTCATGATATGCAAGCTGACATGATCTATGAGTCGTAATTGTAAAAACGCTTGTTACCCCTGATTTCTCAGCGACACGAGCGTCTAGGGATGTATCACGGCTAATAGCCGCCTGAAAGCCTGCCCCTTCTACCCATGTAGTCTGAAAGCCTCCTGCACCATCTGGCACACGCTTTTTCTCAATCAGTCTACAATCTTCCATCATATTTTCTACAAGTTTCATATCTTCCTCCATGTGTGCAGGCGGTTTCTGAAAGCCTCCTGCCAAGTAGCTGTGCCTGTGCTTCCTTGAGTCGCCTTGGTATAGCTGTAGCCGCCAAAAGACTCCGACATATACGGTGTAGGGTCTCCGTATTTCTTCTGCCACTCCTCGATATCCAGTGCAAGATCAACGACTTCCTGCGGTATGCAGAGGGCGGAAATCGAACCGGTAAATCGCTCCTCCACTCTGCATTCGCAAGGATATCTATACACCCCATCGTGAAAGACAGAGCCTTGAACCAGAAAATATTGCCCCTCTTGCAGAAAGGTGATGGGCTGCTGTACTCCTGCATCATCAATGTAGATATTATTATCTCGGAGTGTGAAAACACCCTCATGTGTGCCATTAGGTGCAACAAAAAAGTTGCGTATGTGTGTTAATACCTGATACAGCATAGCCCCCACCTTTCTTAGCCTAGAGACTTGATGCGTGCAATCGGAATTGCCTTGTGATCAATCTTCTGAGTTTTTTCTGCATTTTCAACGAGTGTCCAGTTCGAAGCTGTTTTAAAATCAGCTGGCATTGGAGACGTTGTGGTTGTAGGCTGCTTATAAGTGATTCCTCTCGGAGCAATTGCCTTGCGCTGACGGGAGATCAAAAAATCCTGCCCACCGTACTTAAACGGGTCACGAGTTGTTTCATTTGGCACTGCTGCGCCAATATCGCAATAATCAAATGCGCCTCGCCCTAAAATATAAGTTGTGTATGCGCCTGTATCAGAGTCAAACGGAGCATCATCATCAATTAGTACGGTTCTGCCGTTCCATGTAGCAAGCGTCAGATCTTTTTCAACTCCGTTTGCATCTACACCCTTGCCGTACTGTAATACCTGCAAGTTCTCAAGATTAGTAGCTACCTGAGAATGCGCAATCACAAGTGAAAAAATATTCTTGTTTGCACCTGCTGCTTTCTGGATAGCATTATTAAGTGTGGTTACACCCACAGTCTTTTCATTTGCTTCAGTGATGTCGAATGTATGTCCTTCAACAAACTTGGCATCATTCGTTTCGGTCATGCCAAAAATACCTTCAAGGACAGCTAAGATATTAAACTGTAGGTTATCATCCCAGTAGCCAGATACCTGCTTTGCAATATCTACCATAAAATCATGTCCCGTGATATCTCTAGTAAAGTCCTTCTCTCCCCACGAATTAGCTCTACCATAAGCTACAATACCCTGCATATAGCTATCAATGCTATTAGGTGTAATCGTAGTTTTACCATCGTAGTTTTGAGCATCACCGCCAATTAAGCCAACCATAGGCAATACAACGTAGTTGCCGCCTGTCTGATCTGCAAGTAATGTTTTAAGCTCGTCTCTAATGTTAAAAATACCTGCTCTTAAAAAAGCGTTCTGCTTAATTCTCGGTACGGTTTCAAGGTATTTTCCAAATACCTCACTGTTAAAGTGTTTGTTATCAAATACTGCCATGTATTACTCCTTTACTTAGAGAGCCATGTCTTAACCTCTGGTGCATCTGGGTGCTCATTTGCATATGCCATCTTGTCCCCAAGGCTCATCTTCTCAAAATCATTTGATTCATCGTTCTTCGGTGGGTTCGGGAGGTTTGCCCCCTTCTTCTGCGTATCCACGATGTAATCTTTGTATTCCGTCTTGATGGACTTTGTAAGCTCATCAGCTCCCTCAATCTTGCCATCTTTAAGCTTGATATCGGAAATCTGCTTTGCGCTCGCCCTTACTACCAGATCAACCAACTTGTTGGAAACTCCTGCATCGGTAAGCAACTGCTTGTAAGCGTTTTCTTTCGCTGTAAGCTCTGCCGCCTGCGCCTGATCGCTCTTATACTTTTCAAAAGCATCATGCTCGGACTCATACTTGGTTTTCCACTCGTTTTCCTTGTCACTGTTGCCCTTCTGAGCTTCGGCAAGCTGAGTCTTTAAGGTGTCACGCTCGGTCTTGATCGCGTCTACCTCAGCGTGTGCCAGTTCAAGAATCTCAGAAATTTTCTCCTCATCGGTTGCGTTTTGGTTTTTAATGATCTCTCTAAAATCTGATTTTTTTAATGCCATGCTATTTCTTCTCCTATTCTTTGGGGCGCATTCTCGCGCTATAGCCGTATTGCGACTGTTATTCTTTACAGTGGCTACACCCTACCATGATTTTTGATTGATGTTGTGCCAACTTTCAAAATGGCAAAAGAAAAAGGAGGGTGTTAACCCTCCAAATTCTCTCGTATAATCTTTGCATACTCATCCGTATGATTTGCAAGTGCAGGCTTCAAATATGGTTGCGCTTTCTGCCCATTTGTCATGTGCCAGTTACCCTTGCTATCCTCGTATACCCACGAGGTTTTTCTTCCACCGTCAGCATACTTTCCAGTGCCCAACTCAACATACGGTGCATACTCTACATTAGAGCCTATCAGTACCTTGTTATCTCCGTCCATCTGGTGTGTGATGCTATTGCGTAGGTTTCCAGTATCTACAGGGCATTTCTCTTTGGCATATCGTTCCGCTGTCAGTCCGCACTCCTCTAGTGCTTTTCTGATTTGATCGCGACTGGCACGGATAACAGCATCAGTATTATCAATCTCAATTCTTATGCTACTTCCCATGTCTCTGTTTCCACTCCTTATAACTTTTTACGCTGTGATCGTTTCTCCTCGTCTGATCTGCGTGTATTGTGATTGCTACCATAGTACAGCGGCAGTTGTATACCTCGCACGGCTTGCCTTTAGGGTCGGCAGGGTACATACAGCCGTTTGGGAATGGCTCATCATACCTCACCCTTACTCCATTTAATTGCCTATGTGAATTTCTCACTCGGTTATCGTTTGCCGACATCCATTCTTTCTGTATCTCAATCCCTATGGCAGAGGCACGGTTATAGCTTTCCTGCCGCCCACCATTCTGTGCGCCTGTTATCATCGTCCTTGCATTTCTGATAGCTGCGCTGCGGTTCATGTTGGTGACGTTTTCTAGCCGTTTTGCCAAATCACTCACTGCATCCCCTTGTAAGATACCTTGCAGCACTGCATTCTGCACCTTTTGGCGATTCCATCGCTCATCCTTTGGGATATCTACTCTTGCAGGTGGTAGCAACTCAATCTCACCCTCGGACAGTCTCCTGATTGTGTCCTCGTCCAGAAGATCAAAGCTTATGCCGCTTCCCTTCTCGATTTCATAGGCTGAATAATTATAATTCTCGCGGAACACCTCAGGGGTAACGTTGTTGATATAGTCAGCCGCCAATTTGTTTGCATCAGTGAGCCGCCTTGCCATCTGATCTCTCAAAGCTTCCCACCTCGCCCCTCGTGCTACCTGATTGTTGATCCACTGGAAGAACTCTGCATCTGTATATTTCCCTTCCATGTATGCGTTATACTCTTTTAGGTAGCGTGATTGAAACGTTTTAAAGTACTCCGTAGCCTTTTCTTTCAGTTCTTTGTGCGCTTCCTGATATACCTGTTGTAGCCGCTTTTCTACCTCTCTCAGCCTTTTTTCTGTGTATTTGTCGGAGTAACTACTCACTCAGTATCAGTCCCTTCATCTTCGTTATCCTCGTCCTCTTCATCGTCTGCTGAAAATCTCTTAATTTCTTCTGCCTGCCGCTTTTCGATTTCTGCAATAGCTTCCTCAGGAGTAAGGAACGGAAGATGTTGTATAACGCACTCGTCAGAAAGATAGTTTGCAGCTGATAGCACCATGTTTGTCTGCTCACTTTGGTTTACAACTCTGTTCCAAGCAAGAGTAGGATTGTCGCTGATTCCTGCGAGTTCAAGAACCTTTTGCACGAAATCCAAAACATAATACTCAAAATCCGCACACTTATTATCTTGCGACTGATAAGCCGCCTGAATCTCCTGCGTAGTCTTTGCAGCTGCCGAGAGAGTGGAAACGTCCAGAGCTTGGAAGTCCTCGTATATATCACGTCTGAGAATTTCCAACATGGTGTTTCTTGCGTCCGTGGGAATCTCTAGTGTATGAGCTTCTGCTTCTGTGCCATCCTCAACTGCAGCTGCTCTTACGGACTTCATACGCTGAATGAATTTTGCAAGGTCTGGATCGTCCATACCTCCCTCATTTTTCAGTATCCAATAGAATCCTGCGGTATCATCAATATCATTTGCAAGTCCACTCTTGATATAATCGTAGCAATCTATGCTCTCTTTGATGCCTACCAATTCGCTCTCATGTGAGTCATTGGCATATAATGGGATGATCGGCAACTCTGAATAGTTGCTCTCAATTTCTTCATCTACTCCTACAGCCGTGCGTTTGATTGTCTTGATATAGCCATGTTTTCCATCCTTCGTCCTCACTGGGTCGTTGTTGGTCTGAATGTAATCGGTATAGCCGTCTGGTTCGTATAACGTGCAATGGAAGATAACATCTAACCCAATTTGGCGATACCAATACCTAATACCTGCCATTAGCTGTGATGTTTCCTCATCATACAGAGGGCAAAAACCCGGCTGTGATGGTGTATCAGCGTACCCAAACACCTCCAGATGATCTAAGTTCCAAAAGCCGAAAGCTCTGCCTCCTGCCATAGCTCTTTTTGCTGCAAGCTGTAACTTAAAATCAAAATCTTTCCCAAGCTTTTCTTTGTTCTCTGGCTTCTCCAACTTCAAGCCGTTTCCTAATACATACTGTACTTGTTGTTGGCACAGTCTGCGGAAAAAGAGCGTTTTAAGCTTGTAATTTGCTGAGAAAATATCTTTTACCCGCTTTCCGCTCACAGTGTATAAAAACTTCTGGAACTGCTCTATTGTAGCGTTGTGCTTGTTGTAGTACCGCTCACCGTCTTTGGCTTCTGCGTACTCCTTTGTTCCTCTGAACTCTGCCACAGCTTCTGCACAGAAATCACCCTTGCCCTTGTCTGGGACGTTTACTAAATCTTGATATGTTTTCAATCTATACTCCTTACAGCATGTAATTGCCGCTTGCTACTGCTGCATCAAGTGCGGCTCTTGTCTTTTTTATCAATCTCTTGGTTCTTACAAAATATCGTACTGCATCCATGCAATGATCGCTTTCCTTGTCCACTTTCTCCTCGCCTCGGTCTAGGGCTTTCTGATTCCACACGTAAGCCCCAAACTCTTTTATGGTGTATTTGCAGCAAGCCATAAACTTTAATCGCCTAGTTTGCAGCATGGTTGAAACGTCTGAAATTCCATTTGTTACATCGTTATCCGCATCCTTTACATGCAGCCCTCGGTTTCTTACCTCTACTTTCAACGCAGCAGCAGAGGGGTCAATGATTACCTGCTTTGGCTTGATTCCATTTAGCATTTCCGCAAGTCCGTCTACAAGCTGTCCCACTGTCTTTTGTTGGCTATTCTCTCGCCCACTGTAGTAGTATTCTTTCAGGCATAGCCAGTCGTCTGTTCCTGCAATTCTGCGCCAAAGTAAAAAAGTCGTTGCGTTTTGAATACCAAAGTCAGAAGAAACGTAATAATCTCCGATTGTGTCAGGTTCTTCTTTCAACACGTTCTCTTCTTTCGAAAACATATCATATACAAGTCCCTCAGCTATGCACCAGAGTCCGAGAATATAACGCTTATAGAACACTCCCACGTACATGCTGCGATATCGTTCTTTGATCTCTTCCGAGAGTGAGAGGTTATCGTCCATGGTAAAGTGCAGGTAAATCAGTTTCTTTTCCTTGCGCTTATCTATCCAATTTACTTTGAACCAATGCGAAGGTGAATCAGGATTGCAGTTAAACCAGAATTTTGAACCATCAACAGAACAACGTCCTGTCGCCTGGTTAACGAAGCTCTCAGGCATAAGAGCCACTTCGTCAAAAAATACACCTGCAAGCGTTATACCCTGTATTAAGTCTTGTGATCGCTCATCCTTGCCACCAAAGACATAAAAGTAGTTCTCCGTTTCTCCTCTCGATATGACAATCAGATTGTCAGCTCGATGATCTTCTACTTTATAGCCTCTGGCTCTTAGCATCAGCTTTAGCCAGAAAAGAACGTTGCGGCGAAATGATCCAATTGTTTTGCCGCACATTGCAAAATTCTGACTTTCGAAGTTAGTCATAGCCCAAAATACGAAAGCTAGTGACATACTCAGCGTTTTTCCTGATCGAATAGCACCATCTGCAATGATGCCCTCCATATCTTTTACTGGGGATGTATCACACCACCAATTAAGCACCTTGCGTTGCTTTGGAGAGAATGGTTTAAAATGAAAAAACTGTTTAACTTTCTTTATCAGGCTCATCTGTCCAGCCCTCCCAATCCGCAGCAGCATTACCTTCAAGTGCTTGCAGGAATCCGTCATCAGCAAGCTCCTCCTGCTCGTTATCCTGCTTTAGCCGTTCGGTTTGTGCGTTGATCTGTGCTATCTTTGCCTTTTGCTCGGCTGTAGCTAAGTCCATATGCGCTGCCAGCCAATCAAGTGCTTTCATACGGTCAGCTAGCTTGATACTTGCCCCATCTTTTCCCTGCTTAACTTCTGCAAGAATAGTTCCGTCTATCTCGGCAGAGGGCTTAAAACGAACGACATTAACAATCTTGGTAAGTGGTTTTTTCTCTCCTGTGTCGGGGTCTTTTATTTCTACCAGTCCAGATGCCCCTATTACTGGAACTTCCTCCGTTCCAAAGGTTAGATAATCGGTAATATCAGAAAATGCAATATCCATATATTTCTGAAAGATGTCGGATTCGTCCAGTAATTCCCGATTTAAGCGATTCTGTTTTAGCTTTTGAATCTCATTTTGAATCTTAGGGTTTCTTAGGGCGTTGAATCCTTCCACCATTGCTGTGTTATAGCTGCACTGATACGCTTTTTGATACGCTTTCGTTGCGTTAAAGCTCCTAATGTAGTAGATGCAGAAAAGTCGCTGTTTATCGTTTAATTCTGTGTTCTCCATTACCTGCTTAACTTCGGACTCTATAGCTCTTTCCTTTAGGGTTTTCTTTTTATTCGAACGCTCGTTATTTTTTAGCGAACGTTCGCTTTTCTTTTCCGAACGCTCGGTGTCTCCCTTATCCCACTTATAAGTGCTTTTCCACCGTCTAACTGTCCCTTCTGGCAAGCCCAACTGACTTGCAATCTCGGTTAATTTCTTACCCTGCAAATACAATTCCTTTGCCTGATCAATCCTTGCATCTGGTGCTCTTGCCAATTTATTCACCTGCTTTCCGTATATCAAGAAAAGCCGCCTTTCCAGACGGCTATGCACCCTGAGGGTGTGGCGAACCAGAATTGCACTGGGGGAGTGTATCAACTCAGCCACTTTTACCGCCTGTGGCTTATAGGAGGTGTATAGAGTCGTCAACAGCTTTCTCCGTACTCCCATATTGTAGAACTAATTTTGATTGATGTTGTGCCAACTTTTAGAATCCTGCATTTTTTCCAACGGAGTTTACAAAATCTATTTTCCACCGCTGAATTGTGCGCTCCGAGAAGCTTAATATCATTGATACCTTAGGCACGCTGTAGCCCTCGAAGAATAGCAGCTCTATAGCTTGTAGCCTATCTCTGTAATTTCCGTACTTTGCAGTTTCTTTTACAGCCTGCTCCATTGCTTTTTCTATCAGCTTCCCCTGCCGTGTAGCAGGTGTAGCCCTTGCATAGTGGTTGATCATTCCCAGTACTATGTTGTACCACCAGTTCTTATAGCGTGATGTGTTCAATCATCATCACCACCTGCTGCACACAATGCAAAAACGATAGTTACAATGATACCTGCTAAAAATCCACCAATAAACAATGCCATGTTGCCCTCCTTATCTCTCAGCCTTTTCGCGCTGAATCCAACTGTAAAATGTCGTGTATGGTGTGCCGCATCTTTCTGCTCCCATTGCTGCTGTTATCTTTCCTGCAAGTACCAGGTCGCATACCTCGCGGAAATTGTCTGGGAAGTGCGTGCCGTACCCATCTTTTCTCTGCTTGGTTTCTCCACTCTCCTCTAGCCGTTTTATTGCTTCACGTCTAAATCTTGCATGGTTCATCTTGCATTTCTTCCCTGCTTCCGCTGCGTTAATCTTTCCTGCTTTCCACTCTTCGTAAGTTTCCTCAAAGCTCTCTGGCAATCCTTTCTTTTTGCTTGCATAGGTGTGGGTTTCCCCTCTCGCCTTCAAGATTTCCTGTGCGTACTTCTCAAAAGTTGTACAGCTTACTCCAATTTCCTTAGCAGCATCAACCGCAGTTATCTTTCCGTCTCTCCAACGTGTATATAACTCTTCTGGCAGCTCATTCTTTCTTTTGTACACTCGGTTTCTCTTGGGCTTCTGTACTTGCTTCTGCGTGATCTTCTGTGTTTCCTGCTTCTTCTGCGCATTCTCCCAGTGCAACCAGTTCTTGTACATGGGACGGTTCTCGTACTTCTTCCCCCACATTCCCAAGTCCATGTTGTGTGCTCTGACATCTGCTACAGCCGCAGCTTCCTCTCGTGTAGAAAATAATCTTGTGCCTAGGTCGCTCTTTTTCCAGTAAAATAAATTATTGGCATTGTCGCCCACCTCTCTGTGTAAGCACACGGATACGCAGCCTAGCCCACCACTTTTCCACTTGTACGGAGATTTTATCACAGACTCCACTACCTCAAGTCCGTAATTTCTAAAACCTTCCAGTCCCTTATATCTCATCGTGTAATCACTTGTGTAGTACTCACATACACAGTATACTTTATCTCCAATTTTTGGATTCCACTCACTTTCTGCCATTTCTTACCTCCTGTAATTCTTCCCAAAAATCGTTTTAAAATCATCATTGGGATATTTTCTTTCAAATGCCTTTTGGCCTTCCTCGTGCAGCTTTTCCGCTGCCTCTTTGCAAAAATGTACACCGCAAGGCGGTTCGTTGTGGTGGTTATGGCACAGCCAAACCTTTAAGCCGTACTTCTCAGACAACTTTCTATTTGCCGTTCCTCCAAAGATATGGTGCATTTCTAGCCCTGTATCTGGTAGGGACATTTCTTTCCCTACCAGTCTGCGGCAGACATAGCACTCTTTTTTTGTCTGCATTATACTTTTCATTTTTTCTTAGCCTCTAAATCAAAATTCGGTTCTGAGCGATACTTCTTGAAAAATGAAGCGTCACGAGTTACTTCCATTTCTGGCAATCTCTCTTCACAATACACTCAATTTTGTTCCGCTACTGTAGGTGCTTCATCAATTTTTTTCTTAAGCTTATTATTAACCAAGTGAAGGATTCTTGCCACATACATTGCTGTTACTGGATCATCGTTATCTAGCTCATTATCTACTCCGTCTATACCTTCTCTGCACACATCATCAATCACTTCTTTAATTGCATCCGCATCAATCAGTCTCATTCTCTTCCTCCTCTCTCGGAAAAGCATATTCTTTGCTATCCGTAAAAATAATGTTTTCTGGCTGTTCCTTGCACACCTCTCCGTTCTCGTACTCTACAATCGCCAGAGTATGTGAAACGATACCAGATGGCATACCACCAATAAATAATTCTTCTCTCACTGGGTAACTCACGTTTTCCCACTGATGGAACATCGCTGCTTTCTTTTGCAGTCCATGCTTAACGTAGCAAGGGCGAAGCCCCTGCACTACTTTTAATTCCATGTCCATGTTCATACTCGCTTTTATTCCTCCCAGTAAAGTCTCTGTCCGCAGTTATCGCAATATTTTGTCACCATTGGAACAACTGCAACTAACTGTTTGCAGCATTCGCATCTATAGATATCTGATACATAATTCCCCTTTTTAATTCTAGTTGGTTTCATTGGAATTGTTTTTTCGATTGCTTTAATCGCAATTTCGCATGTAGCCTCATGTTTAAAATACTCAATCGCTTGTGCTTTTAATCCATCTTTCCAACACTGCTTTCCCAACTCGTTTTCTGCCTCTCCGATATCCTTCAAAATGTCAAATGCCTCATCGGAATCCATCTCAAATTTAATTTGTTCAGCCATTTTCCCATTCCTCCTTATTTCTTTTCTCTAAAATCTGCACATGCAATAGCTCCTGCTACAGCAAATACACCTGCTGCAACCAAAGTTAAGGCATCTCCTGTTGCAATTCCACAAACAACTAAATATGCTGCAACTAAATAGCTAATCATTTAATCCTCCTTATTCACCTTAATTTTTTTACCACAATACGGGCAGAATTTGTATTTTTCTAGTCCTCTAGCGTTTATGAACGCAATTTCGTTTCCGCAAGCTGTATTCACAGATTCCAAGCTTATATGAGAGTAATGTTTCCATGTACAATACTTCTTGCTTGCATCAATGCTTCTCTTGCCCTCACAGAACTCAACAAACTCATACGGCACTTTTTTCGTTGATCCTGCGTTCCACTCCTCTGCCTTGGCTCTAATGTCTTTCATCACTCACCAATCCTTTCTCGGATGCGGTTTGCAGCAGTCTCCGCATACCCTTCTGTTCTCTGATCCGTTCCGATATACCTCATGCCATTCTGGATTGCCTCAATCTGCAATCGTTCCTCAGCATACGTTGGTATCTGATAATGGTTCACTTTTAGTCGCTCTGGTAACTGCAAATTCTCTCGCGCCTGCTTTACATATCTGCTATGTACCTCTCTAAAGGCGATTCTATCGCCCTCCAAGTTTTGACTATGGCAGAGATTTTTCCATCCGAGGCACTTTACAACCTCTTTTGTGATTGGGCTTAGACTCGCTATAGCCTCATCCTCTCTCATATATCCATACTTGTGCATCGCTGTCAGCCACTCAGCCCAACCCTGCTCCCAGTCTGGGAGTTGTGCTGCATTATCCTCTGCACACCGCTTGCGGATATCTGCAATTGTAGGTGGAAAATGTTCCTCCATGATGTATCGTGCAGCTGCGTTCTGCACCTTCTGCATCGGTATATCTTGCAGCATCTTATACCACAGTTCAACCGCTGCATCAGAATCCAAAAAACCCTTTGTCGGATACGCTGTTTTCAGAATTGTTGTTATCGCCAACCACGCTTCCTTCTCCGGTGTTAAGCCCGTTTTTGATTGCCCAAGACTTGATTCCGTCATATCTGTCATCACCTTTCTTTTGTGGGGTATCTTTGCATACCCATGTACCGTAATTTCCCTCAAGGACTTTCACAAAATTGTTTGGCAAAACGAACCAATCAAAAGTAATCATCCAACCTGTTTTATTATCTCCACAAAGGAAACTACTTGAGCGAACATTGTCAATCGCTGCCAACACTGCTTCTTTTCCATACTGCTTTAATCTAGCTCTAAGATTTCCATAGCGTTTGCTTGATGGCACAATCTTATATACTGTTTTAATTCCTAGCGTTTCTAACTCATTCCATGCTTTGACGACTTCCTGCATGACTTCTGTACCGACTTCTGTCGGTGAAATCGGTTCGTCAGAAACGATTGCCTTTTCTTCTACTTCTTCTCTTTTATTTATGTCTTTATTTTTCTCTTTTTTTCTCTCTTTCTCTAGGGTCACATTTTCGTAACT